GGGGGGGGGGGGGGGGGGGGGGGGGGGCTACGGTGGCGCGTTGTAGTGCGCTCGACGCGGTAGCGAGGTGGTTAGGTCGTCGAAGATGACTCGCGGCGCGACAGATCACGATCATCTGCATCAATCAGAGAGAGCTCTTTGTCGACGTCGTCGACCTCGCCCAGCCTGGCGATGGCGGTGCGCCTGGCGGCGATGCCGGCCGTGAGCATAGCGGCTTCGTTGGTGATGGCCTCGGTACGGTCGCCGGGCGTGGCTGGCTCCCAGTTGACTACGATCTCTCCTGCTTGGCTGTGGTCTTCTTTGCGAAACTGCGCAAGTAGCGCGAAGGCCATCTCTGTCCGCCGGATATAGGCCGCGGTGCGAATGAGGCGCTTACGCTCGACCTTCTGCAGCAGGGGTTGGAGCTGGATGCGCAGCGCGACGCCGGAGAGGTCGCGGTCGGTGTCGCCGAAGGCCGTGCGGGGCGTCTCGGCGAGGTCCTGCAGGGTGTTGCGCAAGAGGTCGACGTAGTCGATGTGCAGGCGGACGCCGCCGCCTCTGAGTAGGTCGAGCAGGTAGGCCTTGGCGCCTTCGGGTATCTCCCAGACGGCGCCGGGGTCGACGGCGATATCCTGGCTTTGCTGGACGCCCTCCAGCACGGCGATGGGGTTGCCGCTGACGGCGAGGATCTTGTCGATACGGGTGACCTCGCGGTTGAGGGCGAGACAGGGCTCGCGGATCTCGTCGATGTCGCTGGCGCCGTACCAGCGCTTGGGCTGTGACTCGTTGGGGAAGATGACGAAGGGGACGAAGCCGTAGGGGTTGGGGACGGAGCTGGCGAGCTGGTTGTCGATGTAGAGGTCGAAGAGGGTGGTGGTCCAGTCCTCGATGAGCTCGACGGGCCGGTCGTTGCGGGCGTAGGGGGCGACGCGCGGGTCGTCGGCGGGGAGCTGGTAGCGCTGGCAGACGCGGACGAACTCGGTGAGGTCGTCGGAGGCGGGCCAGGCGTAGAGGCCCTGGACGTCGGGGGCGGTGATGCGCACGGCGTTGCGCTCGGGGCTCCAGGTGACCTTGTAGGCGCCGTCGCCGAGGACGGCGGTGTCGATCTCGGTGTCGTAGTCGAGGCGGTCGGCGTGGTTGACGGCGTGGATGCCGGCGATGGCGGCCTCGGCTTGGGCGGCGGCGCCGATAGCGGTGGTGTCGTCAGAGGCGGGCTCGACGTTGACGGAGCGGCCTTGCATGACGTAGGCGGCGATCTTCTTGACGATCGCTCGGGCGTAGTTGAACGTCAGGTTCTTGGCGTCGCGGCGGCGGTCGCGCCCGGCGGGCCACTGCTGGCCGTTGTAGAAGTCGAGGTTACGTTTGTAATTGGCGAGGCGCTCGTTGTCGGTCTTGCGCAGTTGCTGGGGCAGGGGGGTGGTCATAGGTGACGTAGCCAAGCGTAGAGGAGGCCGCCGGCGAGGACGGCTAGGGCGCCGACGATGAGGCCGACGTAGAACGCTTCGATAGGCGTCATGGTCTCGCGGAAATCCTACCACGGGCGACGCCGGCGGGGGCTGTGCGCGCGGCTTCGAGGCAGAGGGCGATCGCGACGACGTGGTCGTCGTGCCCTTCGGCGGGGGGGACGAACCAGCGGACCATGCGGTTGGGCCGGTACTCGGCGCGGCAGTGCGTGAGCTGCCAGCCCATGTGCAGGTATTCGCGGGAGCTGTCGGGTAGCCAGAGGTGGAGGCGGCCGGTGGTGGCGGCGGCCTGGAGCTCGTAGCCGAGGTGGGATTTGGACGCTTCGGTGAAGCGGTAGGTGAGGACGCGGGAGGCGCCGAGCTTCTTGGTGAGCATGAGGGCGAGGGCTTCGCCGAGGGTGGTGGCGTCGACGGCGACGCGGGCGACATGCCAGACGGTGCCGAGGAGGGCGGCGATCTCGGCGTAGAGGGCGCCGTGCTCGGTGCCGGTGTACTCGTAGGCGGCGACGATGTCGCAGCGGGGGAGGCGGGAGGGGGTGGGGGATAGCCGTCCGATGGTGACGACGGTGGAGTCGCGGCCACGCAGGACCTGGCCCTCGGGGTCTTCGCCGGCGACGTCGATGCCGGCTACGTAGCGGTCGTTGGGGTCGGCGATGGTTTGGCGGGGGTGGTCGGACGTTAGGATGAGCGCGAGCTGGGCGGGGGAAAGGAGACGGCCCGCGCCGGGGAGGGTTTCGAGCTCGTACTGGGTGAGGAAGAGCGGGTGATTGGCGCCGAGTCTGTCGCGCTCGGCGGCGACGTAGCGGGCGTAGGCGGGGACGTGCTCGGCGACGACGGTCCAGGGGACGCGGAAGTTACGCTCGGGGTGGGTGTCGGCGTTGGCGGTGATGGCCTGGGCGAGGAGGGTGTCATCGGTCCAGGCGGTGCCCCACATGGCGACGGGGGCGTTGGTCGTGCTGGCCATGGGGCGGAAGTCTTTATCGAACTTGGCGGGGTCGATGTCCTGCGCTTCGTCGGCTTCGAGGAGGAGGTCGGCGGTGAGCCCGATGACGTTGGCCTCCTTGCCTGCTGAGAGAAAGGCCCAGCGTGCCTTCACAAGGTATAGAAAGTGGTCGCGGTCGCGGTAGATGGTGGCGAGTCCGGCCAGGTCCATGAGCTTACGGAGCCGGTCGCGGGAGATGTCGGCCTGGGGTTTGAGGGTGGGCGCGGCCTTGATGCCGGTGACGCGGCGGGTCTGGTAGGCGGCCATCAGGGCGCGCTCGACGTGGGCGCTGGTCTCGTTCTTGCCGGCTTGGCGCGCGAACATCACGGTGTAGGTGCCGCCGGTGTTGTTGATGGCGGCGGCGACGATGGCGCGGAAGGGTTGGACCTGGTAGGGGCGAAGGGTGGTCACGCTTTCAGGATAGCGCGGCGGGTGCGGTAGGCGCGCATGTAGGCGGCGAGGCGCCCCCGGTTGGCCCGGCGCCAGGCGCCTCGGGTGGCTTGGCCTGTCGGGGTGCGGTTCCAAGCAGTGACATGCTGGCGGTGATAGGTGAGCTTGTGCCGTTGGCGGATGCGCCAGACGGTGCGCGGGCTGACGGCGAAGTGGGCGGCGGTGCGGCGGGCGGATTGGTTATAGCTGGCGATGGCCTGGTTGCGTTCGCGGTAGAGGTGGGGGCGCGGGTCGCCGGGGGTGGCGAGGATGCACTCGGCGAGTGGGCAGTTCAGGCAGCAGGGGGCGCCGTAGCGGCAGCCGCACTGGGGATGGGGGCAGGCGGTCAACCGGCGGCCTGCTCGAGGAGGCGGACGATGGGGGAGAAGCGCCGGTGGCGCTCGATGACGTCGGACATCTCGAGCTCGCCGTAGATACGGGTGGTGGCGATGTCGCGATGGCCCATGATGCGCTGGAGGGAGAACAGGTCGCCTCCGGCCCGGAGGTAGAGGCGGGCGAAGGTGTGACGGAGGATATGGCAGGAGCCGCGGCTGACGCCGGCGCGGCGGAGGCAGCGGCGGACGGCTTGCTGTAGGCCGTTCAGCTGCAGGGGCCCGTTACGCCCGGTCCACGGCAGGTCAACGCCGAGCATGACCCAGCGGGTGTATTGGCTGTAGGGTACCTCGCGCTCGCCGACCTTGCCCTCGACGGTGAGGACCTCGGCGCCGATGCGCGGCCAGGTGAGGGAGTGAGCCTCGCCGATGCGCAGGCCGGTGTCCAGTAAGAGGGTGAGGAGGGCCTTGTCGCGGCCGCTGCGGGCGGCGGCCATAACGTTTATGACCTCGCGCTCGGATAGTGAAGGGGGAATCTTGCGCTGGCGGAACGGCCGCTCGATCGCGAGCATGGCGTTCGCGACACCGAAGCGGTCGGCCGCCCAGCGGTAAAAGGTGCGGAGGCCCCGCCAATACGCGAACCGCGTCTCGGCGCTCACGTGGGTCAGCTCCGCAAGGAAGGTTTCGAGGTCGCCCGGCGCCGCCGGTAGAGAGATGTACCGGCGGGCCAGGGCGTTGAGTATGGTGGCGTACCAGGTGAGCGTCTTCGGCCTGCAACCTCGGGCCTGGCGGGCGAGAAGGAAGGCGGTCACGGCGCTCTGCGTGTCGATGCCTGCCGCCTCTTGATGATCGCGGGGCAGCGCTGATTGTGCGGGGTTCCGTCGTCGTCGATTGGCAGCCATCGGCGGCCTTGCCGCTGCCAGCCGATATGGGCGGGGCAGCCGGCGCACCTGCTATGTAGGACGGTAGGAGGGGCGGGCGAGTTGGCCGCGAATAGTAGACCTTGCGTGAAACAGGGGCAGGCTTGTTGGAGGGCGGTGTCCGCGCCGCAACTGGGGCAGGTCAGGCCGCAGCGGCAGATGAGGTACTGATCGCGCTCGCGGCGGACGGCGTCGGGCGAGGGAAAGCGCTCGTCTTCTTCGATGCGGATGACGGTCATAGGATGCGTCTCGGGGGGCGTTGGGGGGCGCCGCACCATTTGCAGTGTTCCTGGATGCTGGGAGTGGTGATGTTGCAGCGCCAGCAGATGCGGATGGGCCGGCTGGCGCGGGGGTGGGCTCGGAGGTAGGTGCGTCGTAGCGCAAGGGGTCCGGCGAGCTCGGAGCGGATTACGGCGGGATGGTGGGCGCTGTCGCTGCGGCCGCTCACGGCTGGACCTCGGCGAGCTCGCGTAGCAGCTTGTCGCAGCGCTCCTCGGCCTGGCGCAGCTCGTCGGCGCCACGCATGAAGGCGGCGTGACGCTGGCTGATGCGTTGTTTGAAGACGTGCAGCTGGTGGGCGAGCGTCTGGAGGTCTTCCCAGATATGGGCGTTAGATGGGACGTTCGTCTCGTCGGTGTCATCGTTCATCCGGCGCGCTCCGGGCCTTGGGTGTTGGCGATGCGAACGGCGGCGGGTGTCTCGTGGATGAGGTGGGCGAGCTCGTCGACGTCAACGGTGTCGGCGTCGAATTCGAGTGTGAGCTTGCCGACGCGGATGGGTTCGTAGTAGGCGGGTGTCTCGCGGGTCTTCTCGTGTTTAACGATGAGTTTACGTACTTCGACCTTCAGGACGTAGGCGTCGAATGTGATCATCCGGCGCGCTCCTCAGCGGTGTCTAGGAGCCAGCGGATGAACCGGCCCGGGTGCTTGACGCCTTCCTCGGTGGAGGCCATCTCGATCGCCCAGGCGACGTTGTCGAAGCCGTGGGCGATGATGAACTGCTTTGCGCCACGGAACTTGTACTGATCCCGGAGGGCGGTGGCGAGGACCGATTCCTCGGCGGTCAGGGCGCGCGCGCGAGTGGTGGTGGTGGTGTGGTGGGGTGGTGGTGTGTGTGGTTTGGAATCGATTAACGGTAGCTGCGGGGCTGTGATGTCGATAACGTCGGGTGGGTACTGCGGGCGGCGCTTACGCGCGGGTTGGGCCATGGACGGGGTTGCCTCCTCGGTATGTAGTTGTGTAGACGGCGATAGTGTACGCCTGCGCCGAGGTCGGCGGTCAAGGGGTTAGGGGCGTTAATTTTGTGGGGAATTAGCGGCGACGGCGGCGGTGCGAGGACCAGAGGCGCTCAGCGCCGGCGATCGCCGCGAGGCAGAGGGCCGCGCCGGTGAGGAGCAGAGCGGTGGCGATGATGCCGTCCATGGTCGTGGGGTGAAGGCCGAGGCGGGCGGCAGGATGCTGTCTACACATTCCGAGGTGCCCGCCCCGGCAGGAGTCGTCAGAATTATATCGGAATTATTTAATTGTTGTGGCGCCCCCGGCAGGGCTCGAACCTACAACCTCCTGATCCGAAGTCAGAGTGCTTTGGAGGAAAGCGAGCGATTGACAACCTATCCGGTAGCGTGTAAAGATTCGGGCGAAATGACCGACGACCAGCAAGACCTTCCTGCGACTGGCGAGGCGGCCCCCGGGGTGACTCCTTCCCCGGGGGACGCTGTTTCCGCTGAGCTGGAGCTGGCGCTCAAGGACCTGGCGGCGGCGCGGGCTGAGGCCGGGGCGAACTTCACGGCGGCGCGTGACGCGCTGAAGGCCGCGAACCCTGGGCTGCCGGAGGCGGCTTTCGCGGGCGAGACTGTGGCCGTGATCAACGAGCGGGTGAGCCTGGCGCGTGAGGCGGCGACGGCGGCGGCGGCGGCGGCGCGAACGGGCGCGGCGGCCCAGGTGCCGGCGGGCGGCGGGACGCAGCGAGTGGACGTGAGGCCTGAGAACCTGCGCGGCGCAGCGCGCATCGCCTACGGGCTGGAACAGGCGCGCAAGGGATAGGCGATGCCCTATACCCTGGCGGAAGCGGAGAAGTACTCAACCGAGGACGTGGTCGCCGGCGTCGTGGAGACGATCATCGACGAGTCGCCGATGCTGAACTACTTGGAGTTCGAGGAGTTCCTTGGGAATGCGCTTGCTTACAATCGTGAGACGACGTTGCCCACCGTCGCTTTCTTCGACCCGGGCGACACCTGGACCGAGTCGACGCCGGTCGTGACTCGCGTAACCTCGAAGCTGAAGATCCTCGGCGGGGATGCCGACGTCGACAAGTTTTTGCAGCTGACACGCTCACGGGACAACAACCTGGAAGGGGTAACGGTCGCCCAGAAGTCGAAGGCGATCGCGCGTGAGTGGCAAGATGAGGTCGTCTACGGGTCCGTTGCGATCGACCCGAAGGGCTTCGACGGGCTACACGTTCTGATGCCCGCCGCGCAGAGCATCAACATTAGCGTCGACGCGACGCCGGACCCGGGCACTTTTTCCAAGCTTGAGGAGCTGATCGACGTTGTGAGGCCGGGTAAGCCTGATCTGCTGATCGTGAGTCGGCGTACGCGCCGGGCCATGCAGGCCGGCGCTCGCTCTCTCGGGACTGGTCACCCGCTGCAGACGGTGCAGCTGGGGCCGGCGGAGTTCGGGCGGTTTATCGATGTCTACAACGGGATCCCAATCGAGGTGAATGACTTCATAACGGACGTCGAGCTGCTGACCGCCGGCGGCCTGTTCAGCGCCAAGACCGGCGGCACCGCCAGCACGATCTTTGCGATCAAGACAGGGGTTGACAACGGTGGTTTTATCGGGCTGGAGCCTTCCGGGCAGCCGGGTATCCAGGTCGAAGATGTGGGTACCCTTGAGACGAAGGACGCGGCGCGGAAGCGCGTGAAGTGGTATACGACTGTGGCTCTGCTCGGGACGAAGGCGATCGGCCGTTTGACGGGGCTCAGTGGGGCGAACTGGACGAACTGATGACGAAGCCACAGGACGCCACGGCGCCGCAGCACGACCCGACGGCTGACCCGCGTGCCCACGTCTACAGCTGTCCCGGTCACGAGGATGCGAACGGTCGCGCCGTTGCCTGCTCGCTCAAGATCGTGATGACCGATACGGGCGAGGAGGGCTTCGGTGGCCACTTCCACGGCAGTGTTCGTCTGAAGCGCGTGCGCCGCGCCACGGCCGCCGAGATTCTGGCCGACGCCGTAGAGGGGTAACCTCCCGTGCCGACGCTGGCGGATATCCGGACGCGGCTGCGCACGGACCTGGACGACAGCACCAGCGCGATCTGGTCGGACGCGGACTTGGACCGGCACCTCTCGCGGGCGCTGCGCGAGCTCTCGGCGAAGTTGCCGCAGCAAAAGAAGACCACGCTCGTTACGACGCCCGGCTCGCGTGATCTCTCCCTTACCACGCTGACGGATCGTGTTGAGATCGAGGCCGTCGAGTATCCGACTCTAAACTACCCTCAAACGTTCGTCCGCTTCTCCGTCTGGGTGACGACGCTCACCCTTCTTATCGACGGCACGCCTGCCACCGAGAACGTCTTTGTCTACTGGACGGCCCAGCACGTGCTCGACGGTTCGGGGACCACGCTGCCCTCGGCCGAAGAGGAGCTGCTGGCGCTGGGGGCGGGCGGCTTCGCGCTGCTGCAGCAGGCGGCGAGCGGTGTTAACACGTTGAACACCGGCGGTGCAAATGTTGACAGAGACTACCGCTCGCAGGGGCTTGACGCTTTGCGGGAGTTCCGGAAGCGGTTGAACGAGCGGCGCGGCATCCGGCGGCGGGAGCTCTACGAGCCCGCCGAGCCGCTGCCGTCGCAGTCGACAGACCCGGGGCCGTGAGTTGGCCCGCTCGCTGGCGGCGGCGCTGAAGCTGGCGCAAGAACAGCGCGCGCGCCGGCCCTATCTAAAGGTGCTGATCAGCGACAAGAGCCAGGGCGTGCGGCGGATACGGACGACGCTGTTCTACGACGGCGCCAGCCCGGACTGGCCGCACGGCGCGGCCTGCCGGCGCGACCTGGCGAGCAGCCGGATTATCCGGGTGAGGGTGGACCAGGGCGCGAACCAGCTCGACCGGCAGATCACCACGGTGCCGAACGCGGCCTCGGACTGGGGGACGTGGACGACGGCGGTGAGGGCGGCAACCCGTCTTTGTGCGATCGGCTGCCGCCCGGGCGATAACGATTTCCTGATTGCTGTCACGGACAACGCGACGCCCGCCCAGGTGCACACGAGCGAGAGCACGGACGCCGGGGCCAGCTGGGGGGCGTTCGCCTTGGCCTTCACCCACACGGCGGCGGTAACGGGGATCGCTGTCTCCTACAAGAGCAACGGCGACGCGGCCATTATCTACAGCGACGACAGCTCTAACGTCTACGCCCGGCGGCGGCTGGCCGGCGTCTGGGGGGCGGCGGTGTCGGCGCTGACGGCGGCGCCTGAGACCGTGAAGGACGTGACGGTCGTTTACTCCGGGGACTGGAACGTCGTCTATGCGACGGGCGCGCGGCTGCACAGCCGAATCTTCGGCGATGGGTTCAACCAGGCGGCGGGCACCTGGTCGAGCGAGCGTACGATCCTGCTCTCGCACAACGTGAACCTGGTGTACCGGATGCCGCACATCGCGCAGCCCGACACGTACCGGCTTAGCTTCCGCGAGATTTGGTCGGGGACGGGGGCCTACAGCCGCATCATGCTGACGCAGTCGCCGGCGACGGCGGACTTTCTGGCGAATCTCTGGAAAGAGCCGCAGCCTTTCGCCGGCCATGGCTCGGGGTACGACCATACCCGAGGCCTGGCGCTGGCCGATGAGCCGGCGACGCCGGAGCTTTATCTGCTCACCAACGATCGGGTGTATCGGGCGCCGATGGGGCTCACGCAGCTGGACGCGAACCCGGAGCCGCTGGATGTTACGGCGGACGTTGTCCGCTGCGACTACCGCGAGGGCGAGCGGCCGCTGAGGACGCTGCTCGAGCTGGACAACGCGGACGGCTTTTATGATGTGCCGCCGCTCGTGATCACGAAGGGCGCTGAGGTGCGGCTGAGCCCTGGCTATTATGACGCCGGGAACAATGCGCTGGCGAGTGACGGGCCGGCCGTGTGGATCGAGAAGGTAGAGCACAATTTTTTGACGATGCCGCCGACGCTGACGCTGACTTGTCTGAACGTCTGGGCCTATCTGGAGCGCTGGGTATCGCCGCGGGTGATTCAGCATGCGGCCGGCTCGAAGAACGCTTTTGCAATTCTACAGGACTTCTTCGCGCGGGTTGGCTTCGAGTTCTCGGGTTCGGGCGCGTCGGCGGATAGCGCCAATCTGCTGCCGGCGGTGACGATTGGCGCCGGGGAGCGCGGTAACCGCGTCGCGCGGCGGGTGCTGGACCGGCTCGCCGATGTCGTGTTCACGCGCTCGGAGTTCGCGTTCATTACAGAGCCGCTTTCTTCAGAGGCTGCTGATTGGACGTTCAGCCGTAACCCGACGAGCGGCCAGCACGAGCTGACGAACGGGCGCTACCGGGATGGGCTGCGTGACCAGAACCACGTGCGCGTTCTGGGCGGGGCCACCGGTGGCGTTGTCGGTGAGGCGATCGACTATCTCGAGGTACAGCTGCACTACGCGGCGCCGTTCTTGGTGGCCGATCGGGAGTTGACGACGGCGACGATGGCCGGGAACCGGGCGGCGGCGACGGCGCGCAAGCGGGAGATCTTCGCCAGGCAAGATCTGATCGTGGCGCCAGTGCACGCCGGCTTGGAGGTGTACGACGTGATCGCGGTTACTGATGCTAGGGTAGGTTTGAGCGCGGCGAAGCGGCGGGTGACTGGGTTGAGGCTGCGTTACGCCCGCGGGCGGAGCCCGAGTTACACGCATGAGCTCGAGCTGGGGAACCCGTGACGACGCTCTTCCGGGGTGTTGTTCGCGCCTATACGGCCGGGACGCACAAGGCGGACGTCCAGCCGGTGGATTCGCTGGCGACGAACACGGTGACGCTGCCGGTGGCGACGGATATCTCGCCGGATGAGGTGATCGCCGGGCGAGAGTGCGCGGTGTTGCTGTTTACCGACGACAACCCAGACGACGGCGTCGTCGTCACGGTTCACGGCGCCGTGCCGCTGACGGCGCCGGGCGTGGCGCCGAAGAACGCGCGCTACTTCACCCTGGGGCTTAACTCGGTGCTGACGAACGAGCACAGTCTGGACGACGCCGACGAGAGCACGATCACGGCGGGCAAAGATATCAACTGGAAGTTCAACGAGGACACCTACGTGCGGCTCTGGAAGATACACAACATCGGGGTGGGCGATTTCACAGTACATCTGCGGGGCGGTGACGGCTGCAGCCTGGGGCTGGGACTTTTGAGCGACGCGCATCCGCGTATCTTCCTGAGCGCGGACGGCTCGCTGAGCATGGGCGACGGTAGCGCCCCGCCGGCGGCGAAGCTGCAACCGGGGGCCGCCGGCGTTATGCTCGTGGGAACGTCGACGAAGTTCCAATTCGGCGGTGCGCCGGCCTGGTTGCCGGTGGCCCAAAACATCACGGCGGTGGGGCAGGCGATCATTCCGAATGCGCTTGTGAATCTGACCGCCAACGCGAGCTATACGCTGACGAGCACGCCGACGATCGCCAGCGGTGATGACGGCCAGTTGTTGATCATTCGCAACGTCGACACGGTGGACGTGATCACGGTGCAGGACCAGGGCACGCTGGCGGGCTCTAACCTGCGGTTAGGGGCGGCCACGCGTGCGATCGGACCGCGTGACGTGCTCGTCCTGCAGTACAGCAATGCGATTGGGGACTGGGCGGAGGTCCTCTTCCAGACGGTGATTTAATGGAGGTGAGCCATGGGTAGATACACGGTCGAGCTTGGGGCCAGCGTAGAGGCGCGGTTGCAGCTGATCATGGAGGCGAGCAACGCGGCGACGGGGCGGGCCGACGACTTGTCCAGTTGGTTGCCGTACCACCTCAAGGTGGTGGCGCTGGGGCGCGAGTTGGCGGAGACAGCCGAGGGGCTCAGGGCCCAGGCGCACGCCGACGGTGAGGCGGCTGTGAGGGCTGCCAGAGAGCGCGTGATCGACGAGCTGTAATGATCTGCCCGTTGTGGTGGTGGCTTATGGTCCTGGCCTCGTGGGGCGATCTGGCGGGCCGCTGGGGAGTGGTTGCCGGCCCGTCGCTCGACGGGGCCGGGGCCTCCCGGCTGGTGTTGCTTGATTAGGTTGACCTGGCCGCTGGAGGTGGCGTTTCGGGCGGTGGCTTCGGGCTTCTACGACGCCCGGGCGGCGCCGGTCTACCAGCACGCGGCGATCGATTGGCCGTGCCCGATTGGGACCAGGGTGCGGGCGGCCGTCGGCGGAAGGGTGCAGAGCGTGCCCTACTACGCGGACGGTGGGCTGACGGTGGAGCTCGACCACCCGGACGGGACGCGGACGCGGTACATGCATCTGAGCACGGTAGACGTGGCGGCGGGGTATCAGGTGGCGGGTGGCGGGTTGATCGCGAACAGCGGCAACAGCGGGACGGCGAGTACGGGGCCGCATCTGCATTTCGCGGTGTGGGCTGGGAGCCGGGCGGACGCGCTGACGGTGCAGGCTGACCCTTACCTCACCCGGCAAGGGCGCTACGCGGTAGACCCGTTGCGTGTGTTAGGGTTGGCAGCAGATATGACGCCGGAAGAGAATGCCGCGCTCGGTCGGCTGGATGCGAAGGTCGACCAGATTTACAGGTATCTGTTTGGTACCGGTCCAGATTTTCCCTTCGACCCGAGCTTTCGCCCGGCGAAACGGCCGATCGGGTCGTACGTGCCGAACCGGGCGAGCTGGTGGGACCACATACTGAGCGCCGAGGACAACGCCGAGGCGGCGAAGCGGCCCAGACAAGCGTAGGAGGCAGCATATGGCACGGAAGATCCGAGAGGAACGCCTCGAGGGGAGCACGCTGGTGGCGGGAGCGACGCTGCTCGACCCGTCGCTGGCGTACCAGGACCTGGGCGCGCAGCTGATGGCGCTGACGATCATCGTAGGGGCTGCCGAGCAGCTGGGGGAGGACCTGGGCGTTGACGGACGAAACACAGCCGCGGAAGCGGGGAGCGCAACCCGGCAATCTGAACGCGCTTAAACACGGGTTTTATTCGAGGGGCCTTGACCGTATAAGCCGTGAGGTCCTGAGTGAGGCGCGGGCGCTGGACGTGTCGGACCTGACCGAGGAGATAGCCTTTCTGCGGGAACGGTTGTGGAAGGCGACGAAGGTGATGCCCGAGCACTTCGACATCTTGTGCAAGGTGGCGGGCCAGCTGACGCGGACGGTGGCGACGCACTTTGCGATGCGGGGCGGCGCTGCCGATCGGCTCTTCGACGCCACGGATTCGATCCTGGACGACATGCGGCGGATGCTACTCGAGACGGCGATGCTGGAGGAGGGCATGCATGGAGGTGATTAACCAGCTGGCAGACCCGGAGGCGGCGGCGACGGCGCTGCTGGCGGCGGCCCTGGCGGTCTGCGGGGCGGCGGTGGCGCTGTCGGCGTTCGCCTGTGCGTTCGTGGCGAAGGAGCTACGTACTTGGTGGACGCTGCGTCACGGTGACCCGACGGAGTAGGGGGCGGAGAAAGGGGAGCGCCCCGCCGAAGCGGGGCGCGGTCGGGGGCTGGCTTGCGGGGGTCAGCCTAGTGCCAGCGCCATTGTTCCCGCGGCTCACTCTGGCCGTAGGTGTAGAGTGCCAGCTTATCAGTGACGAGGTAGAGGCGTTCCTCGCCGCGATCGTTGAGCAGGACGTAGATAGTGTCAGCCGGTGTGACTGATGCCCAGTCAGCGAGGATGCCGGCTGAGTCGTACCCTGGCTTAGACAGCCAGTGCAGATCGTCCTTGATGTCCTCGGCGACGATGGCGTATGGCGCCGGCTGGCAGTCGTACCAGTCGCTGTCTCCGCCGAGTGCGACGGCTGCGCGCCCGTCTGCGGGCCAGATGGTTAGCTGGCCGCGCTGCGCGCCTGGGTCGTAGTAGATCGGCCAGGTCAGGCAGCCGGGCTTGAGGTCGTCGCGCTGGTCTGATGCGGAGCAGTACTGGAGGGCTTCGGCGATGTTGGTGCTGGTGACTTCCACTTGGTGACTCCTTTCTCAGAGCGGATTATAACCGTGGTTGCTGTGGGCTGAGCAGTAGCCGGTGAGACGTGGCGGGCGGGGGGTGCAGCTTGACCAGTGGGAGCCCGGGAAGAGGCAGCCGCGGCACGGCGGGCCGGGGTCAGCCGGCCCACCGTTGCAGCTGGGGCAGTGTGGCGAGGACCACGGGGTAAACTGCGGGATCACAGGTCTCCTCGCAGGTGCTTGGCCGCGGCCTCCGCCGCGGGGTCAAACGGCTGGCTGGCGGCGAGTTGGTGGCGGAAGGCGCGGGCGTCCAGCTCCTCGCGGCCTAGCGCGTCCTTGAGGGAGCGCAGGCGGCGGCGGATGGAGTCTGTGTCGTGGATCAGGTCGTCTAGTCTGCGCTGGAGCGGGGTCATGGTGCGGCGGCGGGCGCGGCGGGTCTTGGTCACGACGCGCGCCGAATCCGCTCAGTGCAGTATGAGTCGTCGGCCTCCTGGGCGGTGCAGTGCCACCCGCCGTACTTGCTGTCGCGCATGGGGCGGTGATGGCGGGGACAGGGTGGGTTCCCGGCGTTGTCCAGGACGCGAGGGCGGGGCGGGGCAGTTGGGGCGGGCGCTGCCGCTGGCGCAGCTGCGGCCTGTTGGCTGATGAGGCCGGGGAAGAGGCCGCCCGCCTCAGCTAGCCGCTGCTGCCACTCCTCTACGGTGTCGGCGCGGATGTGGATTTGCTGGCGGACGCCCAGCGGGCTAGTGATGTCGGCGTCGAAGGCGAAATTACGGTCGGCGTTAGACATGTGACTCCTTTCTAGGGTTGTGCACCCTGGGCGTGGCGCAGAACAGCGGGGCGACGGTGGCCGGGTTGCAGTGCCGGCACCAGCGGCGGCCGCAGGTGGGACAGCTCTCCCAGTCTGTGAGGGAGCGGCTAGGGAAGGTGTGGGAGCAGTTGGGACATGTGACGGTCACGAGTGCGACTCCTTTCGCAGGTGGCGGCGGGCGCAGGGTGTGCCTGGCAGCCCGCAGATAAGACAGCGCGCGCGGCGCCAGCCGCAGGCGCAGAACATAAGGTGAGCGAGACGTCCGCCGCAGCTGGGGCAGGTGCGGTACGTGGTCATGCGGCGGCCTGCAGGGGGAGCACGTTGGATGAGAGGGTGCCGCAGTGGTCACAACGGGAGCCGACCCGCACCAGGTCACGGTAGCCGGGCGCGACCTGGATGCGGATGTAAAGAGCGCGCGGGGCGGACAGGGGGCAGCACGTAGCTTTTTTGGGGGATGCTTGACCGCTTACGGCGTGCATGGCGTCCCGTACCAACACTTACAGGCTTTGGCGAACCGGCACGGGTGGGACGTGGCCGGTGCGGTCCTGCCGCAGACTTCACAGGTGGTCATGCTGCCCGCTCCGTCTCACCTGAGCCGAGGCAGTCCAGACAAGGGCGATCACCCTTGTCAGTGGGAACCATGCCGCTGCCGGCGCAGGCGGGGCAGGGTGCGCCGGCGATGGCCAGGGCGAGGGTGAGGGCGCGTTGGGCGATAGATGCGGCCCGCTGGGTGGCTGGGTGGGTGAGCTGGTCCTGGGCGAGGGTGAGGGCGCACTGGGCCCGCCAAAGGTCATACTCTGGGCCGAGCTCTGGGGGAAGGGGTAAACTGGTGGTGGCCATAAGAAATCTCCTTTCTGTGGCCTGCCCCCGACGGTTGCCACCGTGCGGGGGCTTTGTCTTTTGATACCCCTATTATCTCACGGCCACACACGATTTACGAGTGGCGGGTGTCACTATTTCTGGCCGGTTCAGGCCGTGTTTTTTTGGGACAGTAGACTGGTTATGCGGCGGGGAATGACGCCCGAGGTTACGACGGCAATGACGCCCCGCGCCGCTGGACGGCGCCCCATGTCAAACCGGCAGGCTAAAGCAACACAGAACCGAAGGTTGTGCGCCGCTCCAATTGGTCCCTGTGCCTAAACGGCTACGGTCTAGGCGGTAGGGCGCTGGGTGGGTGCGACCGACTTCGCTAGGATTCACCCTTCCAAGAATCAACGGCGACGTGCCCCTGGCGTTGGCGGGTCTTTATTACGGGATGGCGGAGCTAGGACGCCTCGTTTTAGCAATTTGGCCGATTGTCCGAACGAGCTTCCGTGGTTCGATACGGCGCTTCGATGTGGTAGGGCGGTGGGGGAAACGAATGGGCGTTTGTTGGGAACGAATCGGCGGCGCGCATCGCGGTTCGTGTCCGGGCGGTGCGCATTCGTTTCGGGGGCGCGCGGAGCGGCGCGTGTGCCGCCACCCTTAAGCCGGGGGCCGTACTCGAAAGCGAGATGACGTACCGAACTTCAGATGGGGTTGGGATTGTGGGCCCCCGGCTTAAGGGTGGGGTGGGAGGCACGTAGGTGGCCGAACCAAACGGGGTAGCGGCGTTACCTTAGTCGAGGTTCTTCAGATTAACGCTCGTGCGGTGCGATGGTAACGAGCGCCTCCCGGACTTCAACACCCCGAAGGGGACTGTACGCCGATGAGGCTGCTGGGCCCCCGCTGCCCTTGAGACGACGCTGCTAGCCGCTCTCGTAGACAGGGGAAGACATAACCGGCCCGTGTTCCCTGATGAGGCTCGTGTGCAAAGACGGCGGTAGCGAGAATGCTGTTGTGACGTGACGCTCGTGGCCAGCGAAAACCCGCTACGGAGCTGAGTCGAGCAGATAGCCGTGCTTTATGGCGACCCCGACGACGTTCGAGGTTGGGATAAACGGCCAACGTACAGGGAAGATTGCCCACTAGGCTGCTGCCCTCGGACGGACGTGAGCTGCGGAGAAGGTCGCCCCGACGCGGTAGACGGGCCCCGAGACCCCTGCGCTGAGGTCTCGTGGGCGCCCCGCCGCGCTGCACACGACCCCGACGCGGTAGACGGGCGACGACGCCCCTGCGCGTTGCGCGTAGCGCTCGGGGGGCGAGGCGACGTAGTCGCCGGTGGGGTGGGGGTGCGGGTGGGGTGGGGCTACGGTGGCGCGTTGTAGTGCGCTCGACGCGGTAGCGAGGTGGTTAGGTCGTCGAAGATGACTCGCGGCGCGACAGATCACGATCATCTGCATCAATCAGAGAGAGCTCTTTGTC